TTCAAGCCACCTTAAACAGAGTATATGAGCCCCCAGCATAATGACAGATTTAATTGATACAGTACAAGAATTAGAAATAGACGATGCATATATTGAGCTTTTCGATATACGATTAAAGTACATAGACAGGGATGGGGATCTTCAAACCGATACTGTAGTGCACGTTGTAGACGGACTAGAAAACGGTACAACTAATTTATGGATGCCTTACGACTCGGATGATAATGGTACTCTAATTTGGGCAGAGTATGTTGCTCTGCCTATCTCTATAGAGGGAGTGTCTTTGTCCTCTGACGGAGCGCAAGGAAGGCCTACTCTTTCTATGGCGAATGTAGCAGCACTAGCACGAAGCATATCTGCGGACGATGATGGAATAGACGATGAAATAGCTTTTTCCGGTGGAGCATCAGATGCGTCTTACGATAGTATACTAGAAGGTCTGGAAATATCCAAGAACGAAGATGTACTTGGGTCTAAAGTTTTATATAGAAAAACTCTACTAAAAAATACTTATGTTTACAATAATACTAATGATAAGTATTATACATATAGTGACAGAGTAGCTGAAGCTAATCCTATAGACCCAGCAGCCACATTGCCTATGCCAAAAGAATTCCCTTCAGGTAGGTACATACTGGATAGGGTCGCCTCAGAGAATCAAATTATAGTGCAGTTTGAGTTGGCGAGCCCTTTTGATATACAAGGATTAAAAGTTCCTAATAGGTACATAATAGGCAGGTACTGTCCTTGGGAGTATAAAGGTGTTGTTGATGGGTCAGTTAAGTCTGGGTGCAGTTGGACAAATGACTCTGGCCCTTATTTTGACATAGATAATAACTCTACTCCTAATGCCTCTGAAGATGTTTGTGGCAAGACTATACAATCCTGTAAGGCTAGATTTAACGCCACAGATGAATCTATACCTCTACCATTTGGAGGGTTTCCAGGAAGCCGTAAGTTTAGGTAATGATTAAAGAAATACAAGAACACTTTGAGAAAGAGTATCCTAGAGAAGGTTGCGGTATTATAGGAATTGTAAAAGGAAGGAAAAGGTGGTTTCCTTGCGAGAATGTAGCAGATAATGACGATGATTTTATTTTATCTTCTACCGATTACTTTGAAATAGTAAAAAAGTGTGACATATTTGCAATAGTTCATAGCCACCCAGACTCTACTAATGAGCCTAGCACTACAGATGTAAACTATTGTAATGCTTTAGGTATTCCTTATTGGATATTTAGCTATCCTGATATGGAGCTAAATATTTTAGAACCAAAAGAAGTAACTAACCCATTAATTGGCAGAGAATACATTTTTGGTAAATCAGATTGTTTTGAAGCTGCAAGGGACTGGTTAGCAAGTAAGGATATACATATACCTAGAAGGGAGCCTTTTGAAGATGATTGGTGGGATAGAGGTCTTAACTACTTTTCTGAAGAAAGAATGAACGAGTGGAATTTTAAAAAAGTAGACTCACCAGAAAACAATGATATACTTCTCTTTCAGGTATCTGCAAATGTTCCTGACCACTGCGGAGTATACATAGGTAACAATATATTTTTTCACCACGCGAATAATAGATTATCGTGCAGAGAGCCCCTTAGTTCAGCGTGGTTAAAATACTTAATAGGAGTATATAGGTATGATGCGTAAAGTTTATTTAGACGGAGAAATGGCAAGAAAGTTTGGTAGTGAATTTACTATCAAAGCCACATCTATGGCAGAAGTTTTTCGTTGCTTAGAATGTAATTTTCCAGAGATGCGCCAGTACCTTATTGAGTGTCACGAGAATAGTATAGGTTTTTTATGTAAAGAGGGGGACAAAGGTCTTCAAGATGAGGAAGAACTATTACTTTCATTAGCAGAAGGAGATATATACATTTCTCCTCAGCCTGCAGGCTCTAAAAGCGGTTTTGGAAAAATATTAGCGGCTATAGCAATTGTAGCTTTAGTAGCAGTAGGCGGAGCTTTTGCTTTTGGAGCTGCACAGGCAACGGCAGGTGGAGCTTTTGGAGGCGGCTTGGTAAGCGGTTTAACCCAAGGACTAATTTATGGTGCAAGCACTCTAGCGGGACAACTAGCTATAGGATTAGCAATTAATTTAGCACTAACTGGCATTCAGCAGCTGATGGCTCCTGACCCGTCTGTAGATACTCCCGATACTGGAGAGGACTCGTACTTATTCCAAGGAGCAGAACAAAGCATCCTAGAAGGAGACCCTGTTCCTGTACTTTACGGACAGCTAAGGGTGCCTGGACGTAGTATAGGATTTGAAGTTAGAAATAAAGAAAACACATACACAAGCTCAAACTATGGTGGCGGTACTTACGGTGGAAGATGGTGGGAAAATGCCAAAGAGATAAATAAGGTGAGGTTTTAAGTCATGACAAAAGTTGTCAAAAGTAACCAACAATACATATTCTTACACGATGCTATATGCGAAGGGCCTATTGAGGGGCTAGTATATGGTGACGCTTCGGTATACTTGAATGATTCTAGACTTCGTGATATAAACCCAGACTCTCCTTTTAATCCAGTTAGCGGATCTATTACGTTTTCTGGTAGCACTGGTACAATATCTACTGGAGGAGCTCTACCAATACAGCTATTAGGCACTCCCGAAAACGATAATTTTATTGTTCTAACTGGTGGAGCCATAGCTAAAACAAACGCTAGTTATTCCTCTGGTGTATTTACAATTACAGGTGCAACTAATTTCCCCTCGACATATGAAACTAAAGAGGTAGAGTCTAAAAAGATAGCCCTAGTAGACCCAATTACCCAGACAGTAATTCTCCTAGGAGAGGGGGAGGTAAATGGCAATGATTTAGACTTTACTCCAGATGGATCTTTATTAGGATTAGAATATGTTGCCTATACGGGCACTTTAAACGTTTATAACGTAGAACTAGTAGAGGCAGTAAAAATAACTACTATTACTAGTGCTACTGAAATAAGTACTGATGCTGCTCCCACCATAGGAGACGCAACATACAAATATAGAATATCAGGGTCTATAGCACCTAATGCAGAAGAGCAGGACTCTGATGCTCCAGCAAAGTTAGATAATACTACGGTTCAATTTAGAAAGGGCTCTACTTTCCAAAACCCTATATCAGAATTAAACGGTACTGCTTCCGGCACCCCTTATACTGGTAATCCAGCTTCGCTATCTACAACACAACTTAAACAAATTCCTAAATCTACTTACTCGGATTTCCCAGTATACAATGAGGACGGATATCCTGACAACGAACAAGCTGATGGTGCACCTGTAACAATTGGTGGTATAGCATTATTTGGCAATCTTGTAGCTCCTTTACTAGATGAGATAAGAGTAAGTATAACATATAGCTCTCTTGTTGCTATTAATAAAGATAATGGGGATGACTTATCAAATACTGCAATTAATCTCTGGCAAATTCGTGTAAAAAAACCGGGGGACACTTCTTTTCCTACCACTTGGCAAAATGCTTTTCGCGCAGGAGAGAACGTAGGTCAGGTATTTAATACAGCTACCTCTAAATCTGCTATATCTTTTGAGCATTATATAGATTTGGAACCCTTCAAACCCTTTATTGATTTTGAGATTAGAGTCTCTAGAATTAGTAGGCATTTAGGAAAGGGCGTACAGACTAATGGAGCAAACTATAACGACTCTACAGGTGACACCGATCAAGGAAATAGCACTGGCAGTATATCTGGAATAACTGCTATTAATAAGGATAAGTTTACTTACCCTTATACTGCCCACGCAGGAATATTTTTAGATTCCAGAGAATTTAGCGCAGTCCCTAAAAGAAGCTACGAGCTACGTGGTATGAAAGTAAGGGTACCAGATGGTTATCTTCCTAGAGAATACTCATCAGACGGAGCTAACGCAGAGTATCCTTCCTTTTGGAATAATACTCTTAGTGAAGAATTATACTACACAGATAACCCTGCATGGGTTTTCTATGATTTAATTTCTAATGATAGATTTGGAGTCGGTGAGTGGATAACAGAAGCTGACGTAGATCTATTCTCTCTGTATAGAATCTCTAAGTACTGCGATGAACTTGTAGATGACGGTACCGTATATAATTCTACCTCTCCTCTAGTAGTGGGCAACTTTTACAAAATTAAAACCACTGGAGGTACTACTTGGTCTTCTGTAGGGTCTTTGTCAAATAGTGTAGGTACTGTGTTTAGAGCAACTGCAGAGAACATAGTAGGAACTGGAATAGCTGTTGGATTGGAGCCTAGATTTCGAGCAAATATATTTTTAACAAAAGCCACTGATGTATATAAAGTCTTAAAAGACATGTCTACTATTTTTACCTCTATCATCTATTGGATGGACGGTAAAATGACTACTATACTTGACGCTCCTGGTGACCCTATATATAATTTTTCCAAAGCTAATATTATTGATGGGGCTTTTTCCTATGAGACAACGGGCGAAAAGACAAAAGTCAATCAAGTAGTAGTTACTTGGAACGACCCAGAAGCAGGCTATGAGCAGCGCCCGCTTGTGGTAGAAGATAGAAACAGTATAGTTAGTTCTGGCAGAATAATAAAACAGGCCGCATTTGCGTTCGGGTGCACTTCGGAAGGTCAAGCTAGAAGATACGGAAAGTGGAAGCTTTTTACTGCACAGGGTCAAACCGAAATTGTTTCGTTTAAAGCCTCTCTTGATGGTGCTTTCTTAAAGCCCGGAGATATAATTCAAGTCCAAGACTCAGACCGCTATGGTACTAAGCTTAGTGGTAGAATATCGGGGGCTGTTAACACTAGTGGAAACTCTGTAATAACACTGGATAGACCTATTACTCTAAATAGTACTGCTACGTATAAACTTAGCGTACTTATTACTGAACCCGCAGCTTTTTATGTGGGAGAAGGTAGTGTAGTTGTAAACGGGGCCACCATAAATAGAGGAGATAGAGTACCTTCTATAACCTCCGAGCAATCTGCTACGGATGCAGTTGATGATTCTAGTAACCCAATTGCCACTACTTGGAGTGAATACAGTTACGTAGAACATCTTTCTGTTGCTAATAACCAAGTTAATGTTACAGAACTAACCACAGTAGGGGAATATTCTTCACTTCCGACCACAAGTTCTGTTTGGATGCTTACCGAAGAAGAAGGGGGCTCTCAGACTGTAGGCTCAGCAGACTTGTA